GCTCGCGATGTGGCAGTTCAACTGTCTAACAGACTTTTATGTAGTTCAGGGTTCTTATAACTCTGGCGTTGGAGCAAGCGCCGGTACCCATGATGGTGGCGGCGCATTAGACCTATCTGTTTACGGATGGGATGACAAGTTTATCGAGTATGTCGTCCGAGAGGGAAGGCGTACCGGTTTTGCAGCATGGTGGAGGAAGTACCTTCCGAGAGTGTGGAATGCACACATTCACGCAATCGCTTTGAATGACCCGGAGGCATCGTCTGGTGCTAAGGCCCAGATGGTCGATTACCGAAACCGTAAGGATGGTCTGGCTGGGCACGGTGCTGACCCAGGACCGATTACACGAATCTGGGAGTGGCCGGTAGTTCCTCGTAACAAGCAGGTTAACCTGCTTGTTGTATATCGTCAGTTTAGGGCTAAGAAGCCAGTGGCGCGCACATCAGTTAAGAGGGTTCAGTGGGTACTCAATGAGAAGTTGGGAACCAGACTGGTCTGCGACGGAGTAGCAGGGCCTAAGACTCGTGATGCTTACAAGGCTTGGGAGAAGAAGATTAACGCGCCGGTAGCAGACGGTCTACCTGGTCGCCCATCTTTGAATAGACTTGGCGATGGACGTTTTAAGGTTTCCTTCTTGTCCTACGAGAAGATGCGCAAGTCTCATCACAACAAGATTACTCAGATTGTTAACGAGGCTGAGAATCCTACCTTTAAGAATCATTCATGATATAATGGTATTGTCCATAAGAACAGGACAAAGGCCGAAGAAGTCCATGAGAGACAGCGACCTATTGTTGCTCTATTCGTGTATAGGATTTCGCTGACCGGAGCCTTGGGATGGGATGATAGTTGCTGGCGGTGCCGCCCTCCGGGGCGGCATTCGTCATTTAAGGAGCAAACTGCTATAATCGACCTATGTACCGCTATTATGTTCCAAAGCGCGCCCCTCTCGCATTCTGGATGTTGGACGACACAGTTCCGTTCCAGGAGCACTCCGGAGTATCAGCCTCAGGAGGAAAGAAGACTGGCACATCAGACCCAGGAACTTCCATTCCACTTGTGGCAGGCGCAGCATTTTCGAGTGTATTCAAGTCAACCGCTATTGGCCAGTTTTCTCAGAACGTATTCAAGCCTGGGCTAGAGAACAGGCCATTCGCGATTGAGGCTTGGGTATTGCCGATTCCAAAGACGACTACCGGCAATCAGCAGGTACTTAGTCATGATACAACTTTTGACGGCATCTCCATTAATGGCAAAGTTGTTCGATTCGGTACATCGTATGTAACCGCTGGCGATGCATTCTGTGAGTATGACCTAGGCGAGTACAAGTTGGCTCATGTCGTTGGCACTCACAATGCTGACCAGAATCAACTATGGGTCAATGGCGAACTTGTTGCTGCGGTGAAGATTACTGATGCCCAGAAGTCAGACACCTATGTCGCAGCCGCCGACCAATATCTATATTCAGGATATACAACATCCAATCAGGAAGTGGCAATGAATGGCGTAGCCATTTACGCATCCTTGTCCGGTGACCAGATTAAGAAGAACTATCTGGCCGGTATTGACGTTCTGCCACAGGCATCTGTATCCCCACAGTTTGGAGGATTGTCATTCAATCTGTCTTCAGATACCGGGGCGGTATTCCTAGACCAGCAGTGGACATCTAGAGAAGACTTTGTATCCGGTCTTAGAAACAATGTTGACTATACCGCTGATGCAATCACACCCTCATACGTTTCCGGTACTAGCATCGCTGGCTCATGGACCATTGCTGTCCCGCTAGATGCACGCGGGGACACATCCATTTATGGCGTTATGGCTTCTTGGTCTGGTACGAGCATTACGGTTGCAGCATCACTCAATGGTACATCTTGGACCACACTGACATCTGGAACATTAATCTCAATTATTTCCTCAGGATACAACCCAACTGGAAAGGATTTGCAGATTAGAGTCAGTTTCGCAGGAGGACTTACTAGCGACCCGGCCAAACTCGACAGTCTCAGACTCATCGGATTCAGAACCGCCGCTATCAGCGGCTCTACAGCACGCCCGGTAAGCGTCTCATCGCCCGCTGTGGTCCGCTCCGATTATGAGCCGACACTCTACCGTGACGATAATGGCGCAACACTCTCAGGCGGAACTCTGACTATCGGAGCAGACCCAACAGCCGACCCAGATGTAGCGAGGACTCTAGAGTTGTGGATTAAGCCCATCTCTGGAAGCACCACTATTAGTGTTGGTGGTACCAAGTATCGCAATGGTGTTGCTGATACCTCTCTTCCTATTGGAGAGTGGAGCCTTATTCATTATGTTGCTGCTGCTGACATTGCTGGTTCTATTACTGTTACCGGCGACTGTATTGTTGGTCAAGCCACCCTATACCCTACTGCTTTAACTGCTGACGAAGTGTCCTTTATCTTCAAGTCATATACTGGTAGCGCCGTTGTTAGGTTTGTTGATGATTACGATGTGGCGGTATCAGAAGGGGCTGCTCCAGCCGCAATCTATGCACATGATTGGTCAATCGACTCTGCTGGGTGATGAATTACGACATCTAGTTAGTCAATTTGCTACATAACAAAATTGGTAGTACAATTCGTTCTATGAAGTTAACATCAAAAGGTAAAAGAGAAGTCGCAGAAGTAACCTTCGGAGTCTACCTATGGAAGATGCCGGACGGCAAGTTCGTCGGAGACGGAGAGGGACACTTCTTGATGATTCAGGCGATGGAGGGAGACCAGCAGAAGTTAAGACTGCTGGCCGATGCCGCACGTAGTTATGGTATCGATGAGGGAATGCCCTGCTTTTTCCGTGGAAATCGTATCGTTACCGATGAAGAATATGAAGAGCAGAAGCAAAGACTGAACTGGGGACTGACCCCAGACAAGTACGATATCGCTTCTGTACTAGAGGATAAGAAGAATGCCCACCGTAACAGGCGTTGATGAATCCGACGTACGCGGTAGAGAAATTGATGACGATGGATACGACATCAATAGAATCTACGTTGGCACCAGCCACGACGACGTTGTAGAAAACACCGACCCGTTCGCCAAGGACTTTGAATTTGCAAAGTCTCTTTCTGGCATTTCCTCAAATAGGAAGCGCTCCATGACGGCGCTTCAAAAGAGACATCAGGGCGTAGATGGGACCTCATCACAAAAGATTGAGGAAACCATTGTCACCGGATACAACGCTTTCGACGTTGTTCTGCCTCCGTACAATTTAGACTATCTGGCAAAGTTGTACGAGAAGAGTACGCCACACAAGTCTGCTATTGACGCAAAGGCTTCAAACATTGTCGGCCTGGGGTATGACTTTATTCCCACGGCACGAACCAAGATGAAGATGGACGGGCTAGCCGGAGACCAGACCGAGAAGTATCAGAAGAAGTTGACCAACTGGAAGATTCAGTTGCAAGAGGCTTTGGACGATATGAACGAGGACGACACTTTTGCGGAAACTCTTCAGAAGGTTTGGAAGGACTACGAGGCCACCGGAAACGCATACATTGAGATTGGCCGAAGCGACACCACAGGAAAGATTGGGTATATCGGCCACATTCCATGTACCTCTGTTCGTATCCGCAAACTGCGTGATGGCTTTGTTCAAATTATTGCCAACAAGGCCGTGTTCTTCCGCAACTTCGGTAAGGATGACCCCAACCCAGTTGGCAACGACCAAAATCCAAACGAACTTATTCACATCAAGAAGTATGCTCCATCAAGCGCATTCTATGGTGTTCCAGACATTGTGTCTGCAATTCCTGCCGTCGCCGGTAATGACTTCAGCGCCAAGTTCAACCTAGACTACTTTGAGAACAAGGCTGTACCGCGCCACGTCATTATTCTAAAGGGAGCAACAATCAACCCTCGCTTGGCAAAGAACGTTCTAGAGTTCTTTGAGACAGGCTTGAAGGGTCAAAATCACCGTAGCCTATTCATTCCTCTTCCAGGAGATACGCCAGAGAAGAAGGTTGATTTCAAGATTGAGCCTGTCGAGGCCGGTACCATGGATGCTTCATTCAAGGAGTATCGCAAGATGAACCGTGATGAAATCTTGATGGCCCACCGAGTACCAATTAACAAGACTGGTCTTCCCGAGGGCGTTAGCCTGGCAGTCGCTCGCGACGCAGATAAGACGTTCAAGGAGCAGGTCTGTGGACCGGAGCAGGATATGCTTGAAAAGAAGGTCAACAGAATCATCAAGGACATGCAGGGCGGTCAGGTAATCTTTGAGTTTACTCTGAACGAGTTGACGCTAACAGATGAGGCTACTCAGTCTCAGATTGACGAGCGCCGCATCAAGACTGGACAGGAGACGCCTAACGAGCAGCGTGTTCGTCGCGGTCTTCCGTCTCACCCAAAGGGCGACCAGTTGTTCGACCTTAACGCTAAGGCTTCTACGGCTGCATCGCAGGCGAAGGCTAAGGGAAATCGTAGTCGCGACGCTCAGCGCAGCGCGGCAGCAACAGACTCCGCTGGAAATGGTAGAAATGCCAAGGGTGAGGGGCGCACTAACGGAACAGGCTAAGTGACATGACCAGGATGGACCGTATTGCAAACGGGCTGCTAAGACCGATTAATCCTTACGCAATGCTAATCCTTGGGGCGTTCACGACCGCTTGGGGTTTGTGGGTTCTTTCTCCGTGGTGGGATGTCTTTACTACCGCGCCTTTATTCATGCGTATGCAGCAATTAGCGCCGGAATGGGCATGGGGTCTAGTTGCCACCGTGGCCGGTACTGTGACAATCTGGTCAATTTTCAAAGGCAGGAATTGGTTCTTGTCTGCTGCACTCGTACTCACAGCATGGGTATGGTCTGTAGTTGCGGCAATGCTGTGGTGGGGAGACTGGCACAACACGGGCGGCGTCACGTACTCGTTTGCTGCGATTTATTCCATTTACGCATACCTAAACATTAAATGTAACTATGTAAAAAAGCACGGACACCAAGCATTCTTTTAGCAACTATGTTGGAAAATTTTGCATTAGAAATGCTAGCATGTTAGTATACAACCATGGACCTAGTAAAGAGCCATTGGGTAGCAGACGAACACCAAGTTCACCTGTCTGTTCCCATCGCCAAGATTGACAGAGAGAACCGCCTGGTATCTGGATTTGCCACACTAGACAATATCGACACTTCTGACGATGTTGTTACGGCAGAGGCCAGCAAGGCAGCCTTTGACAGTTTTCGCGGTAATATCCGTGAGATGCACCAGCCTATCGCTGCCGGTAGGCTAGTTGATTTCAGGGAGGAAGAGTTCTTCTACAATGGAGATTTCTTCCGTGGCATCTATGCTACTGCTTATGTTTCAAAGGGAGCGTCGGACACATGGGAGAAGGTTCTTGATGGAACTTTATCCGGTTTCTCTATCGGCGGTAACATTACCGACCAGGAGACCAAGTTTGTCAAGGACGCCGGGGAGCATGGCAAGACCATCAGATTTATCAAGGGTTATGACCTAATCGAACTGTCTTTGGTTGACAACCCGGCGAACCAACTCGCCAACATCGATGCCGTTGTCAAGGTATTTTCTATTGACGATGGCGAGCACGGAAAGGTAATGAAGGGCATGGTGGCTGACACTGTTGTCGTGAACGTCTTTTGGTGTGAAAATGACGAGATTGCCAAGAACTCCACAGACGAGAATGAGGTCTGCCTTTCCTGCGGAAGTGCTATGGAGCAGATTGGTTGGTTTGAAAAGGGTGAGGACAATGCGGCGAAGACCGCCGCTGCTGTCGCTGACTTCCTTCGCCAAAAGGAGGAAAGTACCGTCAACAAGCAGGCTGACAATACTGCACATAGCGAAGGGGGTGTAGATATGACTGACGAGATTAAGAAGGATGCTGAGGTTGACTCTGAGGCTGTTGTTGAAAGCGATGACGTTGCTGTTGTCGAGGACGAGCCGGTAGAGGAAGTTGCCTCTGAGGAAGCAGCCGAGGACGAGACCAGCGAGGTAGAAGAAGTTGCTGCTGAGCCTGACTTTGAGAAGATGTTTGACGATTTGAAGGTTTCCGTTAAGGACTCCATTGCAAAGACCGTCGAGGCTGTCGAGAAGAAGGTAGAAGAGGCTACCGTAGCATTCGATACAAAGGCTTCTGAGTTTGAAAAGTCTCTTGGAGAACTCAGTGAAAGACTGGAGGCCATCAAGGCAGAGCGAGAGGACGTTGCAAAGCGACTTGACGCTCTAGAGAAGGTTTCCGCTATTAAGAAGTCCGGTGAGGTCGCAGAGGCCGAGCCGGTTAAGAAGGCACAGAAGGGACTGTGGAGCGGCGCTTTCTTCGACGCAGAGTAATCTGCGAGCAATAACCACAGAACTAACTGAAATAACTTTAATCCGGAACAACACGTTTCCAACAGGAGGTGAAATTAACAAATGAGTGACACTCTAATTGAGAAGGTCGTATCTACTGATTCCATTCAGGGTTCAAACCCGGTGGGTACCGGTGGTTTGACCTACGCACAGGCTGAACGCTTCATCGATTACATGTGGGACGAGACCGTACTTGGTTCTCTAGTCCGCAAGCGTCGTATGCGCGCAGTCGAGGAAGAGATTGACACTATCGCAGTTGGCCGTCGTCTTGTACGTGGTGCCCTAGAGGCTGTCGATACTGGTGTCAACGAGGGACCAACCTTCGGTAAGTTGTCTATTACTACCAAGAAGTACCGTCTTGACTGGGAACTTTCCAGCGAGTCTTTGGAGGACAACATCGAGGGCGAGGCTCTTGAAGACCACATCGCGCGCCTAATGGCTGCACAGATGGGTAACGACCTAGAGGACATCGCCATCAACGGTGACACTGACTCTTCTGAGCCAGGTATCGGCGTTGACGACGGATGGAGGAAGCGTGCTGTTGAGGGTGCCCACATTCGTAACCACGCTGGTGGTTCTTTGAACCGTGCTGCGTTCGCAAATGCCCTAAAGGCTATGCCGCGTAAGTACATGAAGAACCGCTCCGGTCTACGATTCTTCACGAGCACCAACGCAATTCAGGATTGGCTATACTCCTTCCAGCAGGTTGAGGCTAACTACCTAAACCCAGAGGCATCCGCCGCTGCACGCTTGGAGCAGGCAGTTCGCACCGAGGGCAACGCAGGCTTCATCGCCGGTCGTCCGTTCGGCGTTCAGTTGCAGGAGGTTCCGCTATTCCTAGAGGACCGCGTTGCCGACAACTTCGGTACGTCCAGCGTTGACGAGTCCGCGACTGGCACAGCAACTCCTGGTCACACCGACCTATGGTTGACATTCCCAGAGAACCTTATCTGGGGTATCAAGCGTGACATCGTTGTTTACCGCGAGTTCAAGCCGAAGAAGGACACCATTGAGTACACAGTCTACACCCGTCAGGGCGTTCAGATTGAGAACCTTGATGCGTTCGTCGTTCTGAAGAATGTTCAGATTACTGAGTCTTACTAATCAGTGATTACGTTCCTAGGACAGCGGCCCCTTAGGGGGCCGCTGTTCGCTTTTGTACAAGGCATATGTTATACTCAACATTAGACACATTACGAAAGGACGTGTACTATGAGTTTTCAGCAACTAACCAAGGACCAGTTGCTAGATGTAGCGGATTTCTTCGTCGTTGACGTCGAGGCCGCTAGCGCCGAGAAGGGACCTTCCAAGAAGGAAGTTCTTGCAGCATTGGCTTCCGGCGACGAGCCGGTTACCTGGGAGCAGTATAATGAAATCTATCTTCCAGCAAATGAGAAGGCTAAGCCAGCGGAGAAGGACATTCCTGTAGAGGAAGCAGCACCCGCCGCGCCGGTAGACACATCAGACTTTGTTCTTGTTAAGTTTGAGGGTAAGAACCCATCCTACCACATTGGCCCATATGTCTTCACCAAGACACACCCATTCGTTGCAGTAGCACCGGCCCATGCAGAGCACCTTATCAAGAACCTGAAGGGTTTCAGGATTGCTCTCCCATCTGAGGCTGCCGACTACTACAACTGATTTTGAGTTAGAATAGCCTGCGTGATATAATCAAAGCAAATAAACGTATTGGAGACTAACTCGATGGTTGACCTGAATAAGGAGGCTTTACCTCAACGCTACAACATTTACGTCTGGAAGGGCGATTATGTTGAGGTACCTCTTTACTTCACGGATGATAACTCTCTTCCGGAGGACTTGACAAGTTACACCGGTAAGGCTGACATTGTTCAAAATGGTAATGTCATTGTATCATTCGATGTATCCATCGACGCCAACGATGGTGTCGCGACGCTGATGCTAGAGTCTACCGATTCCGCCACCCTCATGCCAGGCATCTATAAGTACGATTTTCAGTTGGTTCAAGACATCACTAATCGCGTTAGAACATACATCTATGGAGCGGTAGTTGTCAGGGGAGAGAACACCGTTGGCATTTAGTCTTAATCCCCCAACACCACTAGTGATT